CGAGCTGGCGGCCGCCATCGAGCGCGAGATCGCCGTGATACACAAGGCCTCCGGCGGCCGGCTGCCGCTGGTCTGGCGCACCGACCTGGTCAAGGCCTGCCGCGAGTGCGCGTTCGCGCGGCGCTGCCTGGGCCAGGAGGTGGTCGGCCGGGCCGACTTCCCGGTGGCCGACGAGGCGTGAGGTAGCAGTGGCCGCCGTCGACGTCTCCCACATCGCGCACATCCGCGCGCCCGCGGCGCTGCGTGCGCCTCGCGCCTGGCTGATCTGGCGCTACGAGCCCAACGACAACCCGGGCGGCAAGCCCCGCAAGGTGCCCTGGTATGCCAACGGTGGCCGCCGCGCGCGGCAGCACGGCACGCCCGAGGATCTGGAGCAGCTGACTACCTTCGACGCCGCTCGGGCCGCTGCGGCCAGGCGCGGCTTCGACGGCGTGGGCTTCGCCACCCTGGCTGAGTTCGGCATCACCGCCCTGGACTTCGACGACTGCGTCAAGGCCGGCCAGGTGCACCAGGACATCGTGCCGCTGCTGGCCGACACCTACGCCGAGCTCAGCCCCTCGGGCAATGGGGTGCGCGTCTTCCTCCAGGGCCAGCTGGGCGACCGCAAGAGCCACGCGTCCAAGGGCTTCGCCTTCGGCTTCGAGACCTTCAGCACCAAGGGCTTCGTGACCTTCACGGGCAACGTCCTGCCGGTGGTCGAGATGCTGGGCAACGCCGGCGAGGTCGCGCCGATCAGCGCCGAGGTCATGGGCTTCGTGCGCAGTCGCTTCAAGCGCGAGCTGCAGGCACTGGCCGAGAGCGGCGAGCAGAACCTCGACGCGCTGGGCCTGACGCCGCAGCAGCTCGGCAACTGCCTGGCCGCGCTGCCCGACGACCTGGACTATGACAGCTGGCTCATGGTCGGCATGGCCATCCACCACGAGACGGGTGGCTCGGCCGAGGGCTTCGAGACCTGGGACAGCTTCAGCCAGCTCTCGCCCAAGTACACCACCCGCGAGTACGGGCTGGCGCGCTGGGCCAGCTTCGGCAAGGGCACCGGCCCGACGGTCACCGCCCGCAGCCTGGTGCACCTGGCCAACGAGCACGGCGCCGGGATCGATCTGCACGCGCCGGCGGGCCCGGCCGAGTTCGAGGCCGCGGTGGCCGCGCCCGCACCGGCGGGCAAGTCCGCGCGCTTCACACCCATCCCGGCCGGCCAGTTCGTGCAGCGGCCCAGCCCCGAGTGGATCGTCAAGGGCGTGCTGCCGCGGGCTGGCCTGTGCGTGCTGTTCGGTGAGTCGGGCAGCGGCAAGAGCTTCGTGGTGCTGGACATTGCCATGGCCATCTGCCAGGGCCAGGCCTGGCGCGGCCGGCGTGTGCGGCAGGGCCGGGTGGTCTACGTCTGCGCCGAGGGCGCGGGCGGCTTCCGCAACCGCGTCCAGGCCTACGCCCAGGTGCACGGCGTCGACCTGGCCGACGTGCCGCTGGACGTGATCCCGGACCAGCCCAACCTGCTGCAGCGCGACGACGCGCTGGCGCTGGCCCGCGCCATCGGCCCGGCCGCCGTGGTCATCGTCGACACCCTGGCCCAGACCACGCCGGGGGCCAACGAGAACGCCGGCGAGGACATGGGCAAGGCCCTGGCCCACTGCGCCGGCCTGCACCGCGCCACGGGCGCGCTGGTGGTCCTGGTGCACCACTCCGGCAAGGATGCCAGCAAGGGCGCCCGCGGCTGGAGCGGCCTGCGCGCGGCGGCCGACGCCGAGCTCGAAGTCCTGAAGATGGCCGGCGGCCGCAGCCTGCGGGTCACGAAGATGAAGGACGGCGACGACGCGCTGGCCTGGGGCTTCGGGCTGGAGGTCGTGCCCATCGGCATCGACGCCGACGGCGACCAGGTCACGAGCTGCGTGGTCACCGAGGCTGACCTTCCGACGGCACGGACGCTGCGCGTGCTGGGGCCGACCGAGACCATCGTCAACGAGGTCATCCAGGAGATGGCCCAGGCGCAGACCTCAGGCATCGAGCCGGCCGCCGTGCTGGCTGAGAGCGTCAAGCGGCTGCCGGCGCCAGAAGACGGCAAGCGCGACACCCGCAAGCAGCGCGTCAAGCGCGCGCTGGAGAGCCTGTGCCAGGGGGACGACGCGCCCTACTGGCTGGGCGACGACAACTGCATCACCGTGCTATGAAGAACGCCATGCGCACACCCATCGACGAGCACCGCTTCGTCGAGCTTGCGATGCGGCCATCGCACATCACGAAGGGCCCGCTCGTGGCCGGCAACATCAGCCCGGGCAGCCGCAGGGCCTGGCTCGGCGCGGTGGCGCACAGCTACTGCGTCACCCAGCTGACCCAGGGCCAGATGCCGTTCCACGTACTGAACACCCCCGAAGGCCAGGCGGCCCTGCGCCGCCGGCGCGCCGACGGGTGGACCATCGCGCAGCTTTGCGCGCTCTATGGCGTCAGCGGGGACACCGTCCGCCGGCGCCTCACAACCTAGGAGTGAAACATGGACGCGATCAAACCCGCCATCAAACCCGCCATCAAACCTGCCATCGACCGCCAGGTCGGCGGCGCCCACTACAAGGACATGGCCATCCAGCCGGTGCAGTACATCCTGGCCAACGCCTTGCCGTTCATCGAGGGCTGCGTGGTGAAGTACGTCAGCCGCTGGCGCGGCAAGGGTGGCGTCGAGGACTTGAAGAAGGCGCGCCACTTCCTGGACCTGCTGATCGAGCACGAGGAGAGCAAGCATGAGCACGAATGAGAAGAACGCCCCCGCTCCGGTGGCGCAGGGTGCAGCGCGGGCTCCGGCAGAGCCAGCCGACTGCGAATACTGCGCTGGCTCTGGCAGCGTGATGGTGATGCATGGTCGCGGACCGGACACCTATGAGCAGGCAGAGGACTGCCCTGTCTGTGACGGGGACGGGGACGGTGAGGTGACCCAGAAGCTCCATGCACTACCCATGTCGTCTGAGGATCGCTTCTGGGCCGCTGCGGCAGAAATCTCCGAGAAGATCCTCGCGGCTGGCGGCGATGGGCGCGCATTCTGCGATGGGATCGACAAGCTGACGAACGCGCTTCTGCATCCACCCGCCGCAGCGCGGGCGCCGCTGTCGGAGGCTGTCTTGCTGCAGATCGTGATGCGGGAAGGCTTCGGTGACGTGCTTCGCGTCATCAGGGATTCAGGCCCGCTTGGCGTGTCGGAATTGACGCCAAAGGCATTGCGGCTGTTCAGGTCCATCGAGGCCACCGCCAAGGAAGGCGGTGCGGCATGAGTGCGCTGGAAAGACTCGGCGAGGCAATAGAGGCGGCACTAGACGAGGAGGAAGTCGGGGATGTCTTGTCGGTTCTGACAGGTGCCCTTGTCGGCCTGACCGTCGAGCTGTGCAGGCGTAAAGGCGTGGACGCGACGCTCCCCATCACGCTGGATGGCGGCATGCAGCGCAACGTGACGATTCACCCGCCGAAGGCGGCAGGCAGTGAAGGCGGTGCGGCATGAGCATCCACTACTACAGCACCAACGACGAGGACTTCGTCCATTCCGATATTGGTAGCGTCATCGACGCCATGGACGAACCGAAGGTCGGCGACACGTATTACGTCGCTGACTGCGAGCCGATGACCAACTCGGCGCTCGTTCACGAGAACTTCATCGGGCAAATACTCGATCTCCTGGACGACGACCTATACCGGGTCGTCGGCGAGACCGCTGACAGCAACTTCTCCATCGCCGGCGCTGAAGCCAAGGAAGAACTTCTCACGCTGGTGCGGCAATGGGCCGACAAACACGTCAACCTGTCGGGCTACTTCCGCATCGTCGGCCGCACGCGCGAGTGCAAGCTGACGGCGGACGACTTGAGCGATGGGGGCGAGCTGTGAGCGATGGAAGCCGCCCCCGCTCCGATGGCGCGTGGCGGGTGTGACCGGCCCTATGAGCTGCGCCGGGCCGCCACGAAAGGCGGTGGCCTGTGATCCTGCTCCTGGTCTGCGCCGCCCTGGCCGCCCCCGTGGCCCTGGGCCTGGCCTGGCTGGTGTTCAACCTCATGAACCCCGATTGATGGCCTACGAGACGATGCTCCAGCGCCTCGTCGCCAACACCCACGAGCCTGCCAACGCGCAGGCTTGTTGGCTTTGGAAGGGCAAGGCCGACGCCGGGGGCTACGCCAGGCTGACGGTGTGGGTGCCGCACCTGGGCCAGGCGCGCCGCTTCATGGCTCACATTCTGGCGTGGCTGGCCACCGACGCCCAGGCCCTGGCCTGCGGGCTGATGGAGGCCTACGAGGCCCTCCAGCTGGCCGGGCTGGAGCTCGATCACCTCTGCTGGCAGCCGTCGTGCATCAACCCGGACCACCTGGAGCTGGTGACGCCGAGCGAGAACTGCAGGCGTCGCCGCTATGAACGCGCGAATTTCAGCAGGGAGCTGCGTGCATGAGCGTGCAACGCGCGATTTTCTGCACGCGTTGCAGCGCGTTGCAGCGCGTTTTTGGCCCGATACCCCCGGGAGGTAACTTGGCCGGGTCGCGCAGGAGGAGGGGCGTTGTGCCTAAAAAACAGGCACGTTTCGACCACGAGCATGCAAAAAATAGCTGCAACGCGGTGCAACGCGGTGCAACGTGCAGTCAACGTTGCACGTTGCAAGCCCAGGGCGAAGTGCACTTGATCCCCGGGGTGAAAAACCCCCTACTAAGGGGTTTTTACCCCGGGTCATGTGCACTCCTGGAGCAGGGGGTATGCGTTGAGCTATCGGCGCCACCGGAGGGGTTCTGGGGTATCTCCTGGAGCAACACGGCGCCGGCCGGCAAGGATCTCCCGCACGACACTCGGCTTTGTGCCGAAAGCCTCGCCGACCTCCTGGTAGACCTCGGTCATGCTTCCAGCCACGAGCAGCAACCCCCTGGCGAGGACGCGCATGCTGGCCACCTGGGCGTCGGTCAACTTGCAGGGCCGCCCTCCCGCGGTAACGGCCTTCCCCGCCAGGATGGCTTTCACCCGCCGGCGTTCGCGGTAGCGCTTGCGGGCGGCGGCCTTGACCTCCCGCTTTCGCTGGCGCTTCGCCTCCTGTACCTCCTCTGGTTGGTGCGTCGGCCGGCAGAACCAGGCGCGCTTGAACCAATCGGCGTATTGGCGCTGAGGGTCCATCGGATCCGTGAGCGAGCCGGAGGCGTTGAGGGCCGCAACCCTGAACGCCTTTGCCTGCAGACAGCCGGGGTGCCCGCACGCCACGGACCAGGCGTGGAGCTTCGTGGGCCTGCCGTCGCGACAGGTGTGATCGATCAGGCCGAGGTAGGTGTACCGACGGCCATCGATGAGGACAGTGGTGTTTGGCATTTTCGCTTTGCGCTTGGGGTGTTAACGGGCCTATATGCTAAACGCACCCCCTCGTGCGGTGCAAATGTGTCCTGAGGAGCTGAACGTGCAATACATCGCATGCAATGACAAGGGCTATGCCATCGGCGACAGCCATCACCGCGCAAAGTTGAGCGATGCGCAGGTCGACGAGATCCACGCACTGGCAGCCCAAGGCTGGACGCAGGCAGCGCTGGCCAAGCGCTTCAACTGCAGTCGGCGGCTGATCCGGGGCATCCTGTCCGGAGAGCGGCGCGGCCAGGTTGCCACCCGCTGGCGTGCGCCGCGCCGTTAAACTCGCGGCTGTCATGCCCACGCACTACCCACCCACCGACTGGCGCCCAGCCTTTCTGGCCTCCTTGCGCGAGTGCCCGGTGATCCAGCGCGCCTGCGACCTGGCCATGGTCGAGCGCAGCACCGTCTTCCGCCGACGGCAGACGGACAAGGAGTTCGCCGAGGCCTACGACGAGGCCATGGAGGCCGGCATCGACCGCGCCGAGCAGGAGGCCTTTCGGCGCGGCGTCGAGGGCTTCACGAAGCCGGTGGTGCACCAGGGGCGCGTCGTCTACCTCACCCGGCGCGAGGTGGACGCCGAGGGCAACGAGCACTACGTGGTGCAACTGGACGACCAGGGCCAGCCTGTGCCGCTGCTGGAGCGCACCTACAGCGACGCCCTGCTGGGCCGCGTGCTGGCCGCCAGGCGCAGCAGCTACCGCACCAGCGCCACCGAGGTCTCGGGCCCTGGGGGCGCGCCGATGCAGGTCGCCGACGCCAGCGCCAGGGAGGCCCGCGTTGCGGCGATCCTGGAGGCCGCCAGGGCCCGCCGTGAGGCAGCGGCGATCGACCCAGAGTCGCTGGCGTGACGCCTGCCGAGATCCGCGAGCTCAGGGCCTACCTGACGCCCGCCGAACTCGCTGAGCTCGACACCCTGGTCGACCTGGACCTGCAGGCCACGATCTGGCGCCCGCTGCCCGGGCCGCAGACCCTGGCCTACGAGTCCACCGCCGACGTGATCGGCTTCGGGGGCTCGGCCGGGGGCGGCAAGACCGACCTGGCCGTCGGCAAGGCCCTGACCCAGCACCAGGTCGTGCAGTGCTTCCGCCGCGAGGGCACCGAGCTCGGCGGCATCATCGACCGCATCGAGCAGCTGCTCGGCCACCGCGACGGCCTGGGCGGCAAGCCGCCGGTGTGGCGCAACCCGTGGGGCGGCTGCAGGCTCATCGAGTTCGGCTCGGTGCCCAACCTGGGCGACGAGCGCAAGTTCCAGGGCCGCCCCAAGGACCTGCTGCTCATCGACGAGGCCGCCAACTTCCTGGAGAGCCAGGTGCGCTTCCTCATGGGCTGGGTGCGCACGACCGACCCGACCCAGCGCACGCAAACGCTGATGACCTTCAACCCGCCGACCTCGGCCGAGGGCCGGTGGATCGTGCAGTTCTTCGGCCCGTGGCTCGACAAGAAGCACCCCGGCTACCCGGCCAGGCCGGGCGAGCTGCGCTTCGTGGCCATGGTCGACGGCGAGGAGCGGTGGGTCGACAGCGCTGAGCCGTTCACCCACAAGGGTGAGCTGATCACCCCGCAGTCGCGCACGTTCATTCCGAGCCGCATCGCCGACAACCCGTACCTGATGGGGACCAACTACATGACCACGCTGCAAGCCTTGCCCGAGCCGCTGCGCTCGCAGATGCTGCACGGCGACTTCGAGGCCGGCATGCAGGACGACCCCTGGCAGGTCATCCCCACCGCGTGGGTCGAGGCGGCCCAGGCCAGGTGGAAGCCGCGGTCACCCAAGGGCGAGATGCTGGCACAGGGCGTGGACGTGGCCCGCGGTGGCCGCGACTCCACCACCATCGCCAACCGGCACAAGGTCGAGGGCGGCACCGACAAGTGGTTCGACCAGCTCAAGGAGCACCCGGGCACCGAGACGCCCGACGGCCCGCGCGTGGCCGGCCTGGTCATCGCCGAGCGCAAGGACAGCGCGCCGGTGCTGATCGACGTGATCGGTGTGGGCGCCTCGCCCTACGACGTGCTCAACAGCATGGGTGTGCAGACCCTGGGCATCAACGTAGCCGAGGGCAGCCAGGGGCGCGACAAGTCGGGCCGGCTGGGGTTCTTCAACCTGCGCTCCGAGCTCTGGTGGCGCATGCGCGAGACGCTCGACCCGGCCAACGACACCGGCGTCTGCCTGCCGCCCGACCCTAAGCTGCTGCGCGAGCTCTGCGCGCCGCGGTGGGCGCTGAGCGGCATGACCATCCGCGTCGAGGCGCGCGAGGAGATCATCAAGCGCATCGGGCACTCACCCGACCGGGCCACCGCGGTGATCCTGGCCAACATCGACGTGCCCAAAATCTCGGCCCTGCGCGCGGCGTCGGCCAGGCAGGAGACCATGGCCTACGACCCATTCGAGGCCCTGGGCCACAACCCCTACGCCTGAGCGTGGCGCTTATCGCGTGCAGCGCGCTGCACACTGCGCAGCGCCATGTGCACGTCCTCGCCGAACATCCCGCCGCCCCCGCCGCCTCCCCAGGAGGTCAAGGCGCCGACGGCCTCGCTGCTCAAGCGGCGTGACACCGCCTCCCAGGTGGCCGGCGGCTCGCTGCTGACCGGCCCCTCGGGCGTGGCCCGCAACGCCCTGGTGACCGGAGCGCCGACCCTGCTGGGCGGCGTGGCGCGTGGCTGACGGCACGGGGCTGTCGCCCGCCCGCCTGGCGCTGCAGCGCAAGGAGCAGCTCTTCACCGAGCGCGCCAGCTGGCTGCCCGCCTGGCGAGAGATCGCCGAGTTCATGCGCCCACGCTCGGCGCGCTTCATGCCCAGCGACCGCAACAACGGCAACAAGCGCACCCAGGCCATCCTGGACAACGCCGTGCTGATCGCGGGCCGCACGCTGGCCAGCGGCATGATGTCGGGCATGACCAGCCCGGCCAGGCCCTGGTTCCGCCTGGCGCTGGCCGATCGTGACCTCATGCAGTACGGCCCCGTGAAGCAGTGGCTGCACGACTGCCGCGAGGTGCTGCTGTCCGTGTTCGCGAAGTCCAACACGTACAACGCCCTGCACCAGGGCTACTCCCAGCTCGGCTACTTCGGCAACTGGGCGTGCTTTATCGAAGACGACTTCGACAACGTGCAGCACTGCTACCCGCTGGTCGTCGGCGAGTACGCGCTCGACACCGACGGGCGTGGCCGCGTGGTCTCACTGGCGCGCGAGATGCAGCAGACCGCGGCCCAGGTGGTCGAGGAGTTCGGCCGCGACGCGGTGAGCCAGACGGTGCGCAACCTCTACGACGGCCACCGCTACAACGCCCTGGTGCCCATCGTGCACCTGGTCGAGCCCAACCGTGACCGCGACCCCCGGCTCATGGACTCGCGCCACAAGCGCTGGGCCTCGCGCTACATCGAGGCGGGCAACAACCGCGACACCTTCCTGCGCGAGTCGGGCTACGACCGCTTCCCCGCGCTGACGCCACGCTGGGAGGTCGAGGGCCAGGACGTCTACGGCACGGGCCCTGGCGCCGACGCGGTGGGCGACGTGAAGCAGCTGCAGCAGGAGCAGCTGCGCAAGGCCCAGGCGATCGACTACCAGTCGAACCCACCCATCCAGGTGCCGACAGCCTACAAGGACTCGGCCCGCTCGCGGCTGCCGGGCGGCGTCATGTTCGTCGACGCGAGCAGCCCGACCGGCGGCATCCGCAACGCGTTCGAGGTGCCGCTGCAGCTGGGCGACCTGCGCGAGGACATCGCCGAGGTGCGCCAGCGCATCCGCGCTGCGTTCTACGCCGACCTCTTCCTCATGGTCGCCAACGACCAGCGCTCGGGCGTGACCGCGTCCGAGATCGCCGAGAAGCACGAGGAGAAGATGCTGATGCTCGGCCCGGTGCTGGAGCGCCTGCATCACGAAGAGCTCACGCCCCTGGTCGACAACGCGTTCGAGCGCGCGGCCAAGGCCGGCATCCTGCCCGAGCCGCCGCGCGAGCTGCAGCCGGGCATGCGCCTGGACATCGAGTTCATCAGCACGCTGGCGCAAGCGCAGCGCGCGGTGCAGGCGCAGAGCACCGACCGGCTGCTGGGCACCATCGGCTCGGTGAGCGCAATCTTCCCCGAGGCGCGCGACAAGATCGACATCGACGCGGTCATCGACAGCTACGCCGACCTCTACGGCACGGATCCCAAGCTGGTGATCCCGACCGACCAGGCGCAGGCGCTGCGCGAGCAGCGCGCCAAGGCGCAGCAGATGGCCCAGCTCGGCGCGGCCGTGCCGGAGCTCGCCAAGACGGCGCAGACTCTGGGCGCGACCGACGGCGGCAACGTGCAGGACGTGCTCAACCGGTTCACCGGCTACGGCACGCCATCCCCCCAAGACGTGAGGAGCTGACATGGCCCTGGTCAACCTGAAGAACGACCCGAAGGAGAAGGAGACCAGCACCATGGTGGCGCCGAGCTACGAGGAGCCGGCCTACCCCTACGGGCTGTGCATCAACCTCTGCGACGAAACGCTGAAGAAGCTGGGCATGCCGATGCCCGCCATCGGCGCCACGATCACCTTCGTCGCGCGCGCCACGGTCACGAGCGTGAGCCAGTACGAAGAGGCCAAGCCCGACGCCGAGGACGGCGGCAGCCTGGAGCGCTCGGTGGGCCTGCAGATCACCGACATGGATCTGGGTGCCCCGGCCGCCAGGCCCATGGCCGACCGCATGTACCGGAGCTGAGCATGTGCACCGCGCAAACGCGCAGCGTCTCCAACACGATCGGCTCGGACCACCTGTTCGACAACCAGACCATGTTCGGCAAGGTCACGAGCCGGGCGGACCCCCTGGGCTCCTACGCTGCGACCGGCGACGAGGAGCGCCTGGACCCGATCGAGATCCGCCAGCATGCACCCAAGATCCCCGGGCCGCCCCCGCCGATGCAGTCGGCCTACGAGGCCGACACCACGCTGCTGACGCGGCGCAACCGCGCGCGGCAGGGCACGCAAGGCGGCTCGTTGCTGACCGGCGGACGTGGCGTGGCCGACGGCGCCCTGGCGGGCGCGCCGACGCTGCTCGGCGGCTGATGGCGCTTATGCCCGAAAACCACTCGCAGAATTCAACGCGTTCCAGCCATGCGTGATCCTACGGACCTGATCGGCAATGAAGCAGAGGCCCAGCTCGAAGAGCAGGAAGCCCAGCGCCAACGCCTTCAGGAGCTCGACGACTACAAGTGGCTGATGGGGCACAAGCAGGGCCGACGCCTGGTGAGGCAGTGGCTGGCGGATGCGGGCGTGTACCGCAACCCGTTCAACCACTCGGGCTCTGTCACCGCCTTCAACTGCGGCCAGCTCAACGCTGGCCAGCGGTTGCTGGCCAAGGTGATGGAGTTCGCACCGGAGGCCTACCTGGTGCTGTTGAAGGAGCATGCGAATGAGTGATCCGCTGGACGCAGCCACCGCAGGGACCCCCGAAGGCGGCGCGACGCAGCAAGCTGATGGCGAAGGCGCCAGCCAGCTCCAAGGCCAGGTCGACACCACGTCGGCCACGACCGCGGAGCCGGATGTCACCTTCGAGCTGAAGCTCCCCGGTGGTGTTGAGCTCGACCAGGCCTCGGCCGACGAGTTCAAGGCGATCGTCGGTGACAAGGCGCTGACCGCAAGCGAGCGGGCGCAGAAGATCGTGGACCTCGCGGTGAAACGCGAAACGGCCCGGGTCGAAGCGCACAAGGCACGCGTGGCGGAATGGGCCGAGTCGGTGCGCAACGACAAGGAACTGGGCGGCGACAAGCTGGACCAGACCCTGGCGGTGGCGCGCAAGGCCGTCGATCTCGGGCCGCCCGAGCTGAAGACCTTCCTGGAGGCCAGTGGGCTGGGCAACCACCCCGCGGTCGTCAAGTGGGCCTACACCATCGGCAAAGCGCTCAGCGACGACCGGTTCGTCGCGGGACGCCCGGCGGCCAATGCGGCCGGCGATCGGGCTTCCCGGATGTACCCGACCACCGCCACATCACAAGCGTAAAGGACGCTCACCATGGCAACCCTTGGCACCTCCGGCAAGGTCACCCTCCTGGACATCGCGCAGTCGATGGCCCCGGACGGCACCGTCGCCGACGTCGCGGAACTGCTGACGCAGTCCAACGAGATCCTGCTCGACATGCCCTGGTTCGAGGGCAACCTGCCCACGGGCCACAAGGCCAGCGTGCGCACGGGCATCCCGAACGCCGTCTGGCGCTCGTTCTACCAGGGCGTGCCCCCGGCCAAGACCCAGCGCGCGCAGGTCACCGACAGCTGCGCGATCCTGGAGAACCGCTCCGAGGTCGACGCCAACGAGGCCAACCTCAACGGCAACGCCAGCGCGTTCCGCCTGAGCGAGGCCAGCGGCATCGTCGAGGGCATGAACCAGCAGATGGCCACCGCGCTCATCTACGGCAACATGTCCACCAACCCCGAGCAGTTCAACGGCCTGGCGCCGCGCTTCGGTTCGGTGAGCACGGCCACGGCGGCCACGGCGGCCAACGTCATCGACGGTGGCGGCACCGGCTCGGACAACACCAGCATCTGGCTGGTGGGCTGGAGCAAGCAGACCGTGCACGGCATCTACCCCAAGGGGTCGACGGCGGGCCTGCAGCACAAGGACCTGGGCGAGATCGACGCGTTCGATGCCAACCAGAACCGCTTCCGTGCCCTGGCCGACTGGTGGCAGTGGCAGTGCGGCCTGCATGTCCGCGACTGGCGCTCCGTCGTGCGCGTCTGCAACATCGACGTGTCCAACCTGGTGGCCGAATCCTCGGCCGCGGACCTCATCAAGCTGATGGTCCGCGCCATGGCCCGCGTGCCCAACGCCGTGGCCAACGCGCAGTACGCGTTCTACGCGAACCGCACGGTGAAGGAGATGCTCAGCATCCAGGCTCTGAACAAGAGCCAGAACGCGCTGAGCGTCACCGAGGCCCTGCGCCAGTTCGGCGGCGTCACGGTGTCGGTGCCCGAGCTGCGCTTCCTGGGCGTCCCGGTGCGCACGGTGGACAGCATCCTGACCACCGAGGCGCGCGTCGTCTAAGCCCAACCCAAGGATCAGCAGGAGCACTCCATGATCTACGACACCCAGAGCGCCTTCTCCGGCGCCATCGCCGCGGACGGCACGCGCAGCGGCCAGGCCATCACCGCGACCGCGATCAGCACCAACGTGATCGACACGCGCGCTGGCAGCAAGGCCGGCGGCCCGACCCTGGCCGATCTCGGTACGACGGGTCTGCTCGTCTACCTGATCGTCCAGGTCGGCCAGGCCTTCAACACGCTGACCTCGCTGACCATCACGCTGGAGTCCGACAGCACGGCCAACCTGGCCACGTCGGCCACCCTGCACGCCAGCCTGGGCGCGATCCCCCTGGCCTCGCTGACCGCCGGCGCGGTGCTTGCCCGCATCCCGCTGCCGGTGGGCGCCACCTACGAGCGCTACCTCGGCATGCGCTACACGGTGACCGGCGCCAACCCGACGCAGGGCACCGTCTTCGCCTTCCTGGCCTTCGAGCCCGGCCTGAACGTCGCCTACCCGGGTGGCTTCACCGTCGACGCCTAAGGAGGCCTGACCCATGCGCGTCATCGCAACGAAGACCGGCTACGACGGCACCAAGGTCCGCGACCCTGGCGAGGAGTTCGAGATGCCCAAGGGCAGCACGGGCTCCTGGTTCGAGCCGCTGGCCGACGCCCCCAAGGCCAAGGCCAAGGCCGAAGGCACGGGCCGGCCCACCACCGTCGGCGCGCTGGCCAAGGAGCAAGGCGAAGCTCTCGCCTGACCCCCGCTGACGCCACCCGGAAAGGCCGCCACGCGCGGCCTTTCGCCCAACTGGAGCCACCATGGCAACGCGCACCAGCACTCTGCAGGACGCCTTCATCGACAACAAGGTCCACACCTGGACCGGGCTGCTCAACGGTGACGACGGCTCGCCCGCGCTCTATACCGGCGCGGGCGACCGCACGGTGCAGGTGCTCGGCACGTTCGGCGTTGGCGGCACCATCATCTTCGAGGGCTCGCTCGACGGCGGCACCAACTGGTTCCCGCTGAAGGACCCGAGCTCGACGGCCATCAGCTTCACTGCGGCCGGCGGCCGCGCTGTCCTGGAGAACGTGCTGGCCATCCGCCCGCGCGTCACGGGCGGCGACGGCACGACCTCGCTGACCGCCATCATGTGCGCCCGGAGGACCGGCAATGCCTACTGATCTGCACCTGGCCGCCGAACAGGCCCAGCGCCTCATCGCGCAGTTCGCCGGCATCCAAGCGGTCGCTCAGGCCCTGGCCGACATCGGCAGCCTGGAGCAAGCGCTGAGCGAGGGCAAGGCCCGCGTCGACCAGATGCGCCAGGACGAGGCCGCCGAGCGCGAGCGGCTCGCGCAGGCCCTGGCTGCCGCCCAAGGCGAGATCGCCAGCGCCCAGGCTGCCGCCCAGGCGGCGCACGGCCAGGCTGCCAGCGTGCTGGCCAAGGCCGCCGACGACGCGCAGGTGCTGCTCGCCGGCGCGCAGGCCGAGGCGCAGAGCGTCACCGACGCGGCGCGCGCCGCTGTCGCCGAGGCCGAGGAGCGCGCCACCGCCGCCGAAGCCCGGGCGACCGACGCCGAGGCCCGTGCCGCCGCCGCCGAAGAGCGCATCACCAAGGCCGAGAAGGCCCTGTCCGCACTGGCCGCCAAGCTGGGGGTCTGACGTGCTGGGCAAGGTCGCCACGCCCGCGCCGCGCTTCCGCTACGAGGTCGTCTGCATCGGTGCGGATGGCGTCGAGCGCTGGCGTGACGGCTTCGACAACCTTGTCACGACGGCCGGCAAGACCGACCTGATCGACAAGTATTTCAAGGGCTCGGCCTACACCGCGGCCTGGTTCCTGGGCCTCAAGGGCACGGGCAGCGCGGCAGTGGGTGACACCCTGGCCAGTCACGCCGGCTGGGCCGAGGTCACGCCCTACGCCGGCAACCGGCCGGCCATCACCTTCGGCACCACCTCGGGCGGCAGCAACACGGCCACCGCGGTGAGCTACACCATCAACGCCAGCGCCACCGTGGCCGGCGCCTTCACGGCCAGCGTCAACACCGGCACCAGCGGCACGCTCTACAGCGCGGGCGACTTCGCGGCGTCGCGCTCGGTCCTGAGCGGCGACACGCTCAACGTGACGCTGACCGTCAGCGCGACCTGAGGACCACAGCATGGGCATGCAAACCTGGGTAGAGGCAATCGGCGTACCGGCAGCGACGGACGGCGTAGCGCTCACCAACAGCACCACCGCGACCAGCCTGCTTGGCGGCACCGGCACCGGCGCCAGCGCGGCGAAATACAGCATCCCCGCGAACTGGTGGTATGTGGGGCGTGCGTTGCGCGTGCGCGCAGCGGGCCGCATTAGCACGGTCGTGACCACGCCCGGCACGCTGACACTGGATCTCCGCCTTGGTGCCACGGTGGTTGCCAACGGAGGCGCCATGACGCTTTCGACCACGGCAAAGACCAATGTGGCGTGGGATCTTGAGTGGCTGTTGACGTGCCGCACTGTGGGCTCAGGCACTGCCGCAACGCTCATGCATCAAGGCCGGTTCACATCAGAAGCGGCCGGCGCGACAACGGTAGCAGGCGAAGCGAAGGTCATCCTGCTGCCGCAGTCTGCCCCAGCAGTCGGAACCGGCTTCGACGGCACGGCGGCTTTGACGCTGGACCTGTTCGGCACGTGGTCTGTCGCCAGTGCGTCGAATTCGATCCTGCTGCATCAGTTCGCAGTCGAAACGCTGAACTGATCATGGCCGGCTATTCCCAAGTCCGCCTTTTGGCGCAGGGCACGCTGGCCGGGGCCGCGTCCTCGCTGACGCTGGGAAGCTTCGACGCGACGCCCATGCTGCGCGTGTTCGTGCGCATTTCTGGCTATTCAGCGTCGGCCATCGCGCAGCTTCAATTCAACGGCGACACCGGCACCACGGCCTACGCCTACAAGGTGAGCACGGACCTTGCCGTGCCGACCTCTGCCATCGCCGCCACCGCGGCCGGCATCAAGGTGAGCCAGACAGCGACGACCGGCGCACGCGGGTTGATCGAGTTCAGCATCAGCAACATCAGCGGCAACCCACATGCCATCGTCTATCAGTCCAGCGACCTGAGCGAGTCCGCAGCCACCGCACCAAGCATCACCAGCGGCGCGGGCGTGTGGACCAACACGGCGCAGATCACCCGCATCACGTTGGACGGCGGCGGGGCCAACCTCAACGCCGGCACATGGATGGCGGTCTACGGGTTTGAGGGGTTCTGATGCCGCTCGCCAACACATGCGGACGGCGGCCAGCGATGGCGCTGAAAAAGCGCATTGGTGGCGTCTACCCCATCTCGGCGCAGGCGCGGACCATCGCCATGCGCTCGCCCAAGTGCTACGCCGCTTTCAGCCTGTCGGGCGTCACGCGCGACTCAACCGGTTCGGCGCTGGGTTCGTGCGTGGTGAAGTGCTTCGAGGCTGCGACGGACATCGAGGTTGGGATTACCACCTCTGACGGGTCGGGCAACTTCAGTTTCTCGCTTGGCAACAACGCGGGCTTTTTCTACTTGGTCGCATACAAGCCCGGCTCGCCTGACGTGGCCGGGACTTCGGTCAACACACTGTTCTTCACGCCGGCTTGATCCGGCCGCGCCATGGCCGGCAACGACGTCATCCTGTGGTCTACCACGGTGCCTGCGGGCGCCGATGTGTGGCTGCGCGATCCGTCTGCCACGTCGGGCGGCGGAGGCGGCACCACCTACAACGACACCCTGACCGAGAGCATCGCAGCGGCCGATGCGCTGACCGCAGCCCAGACCTTCCTGGCAAGCCTGGCCGATAGCGTCGCGGCGGCCGACGCACTGACCGCGGCCCAGACCTTCCTGGCCAGTCTGGCCGAGTCGGCGGCCGCCGGCGACGCGGTCAGCTCCGTGCAGACCATGGCCAGCGCACTGGTCGAGAGCGTGACGCCGGCCGACGCCGCGACGGGCGGCTCGATCTACACCGACGCCCTGGCCGAGAGCGTGGCGCCCGCCGACCAGGTCGACGCCACGCAGGCTTTCGCCGCAGCGCTCAGCGAGCCCGTGGCGCCCACCGACCTGGCCGACGCTACCCAGGCCTTCACCTCCCTGCTTTCGGAGGCTGTGGCGCCCGCTGACGCGGTCGGCGGGGCGCTCGACATGGGCGCATCTCTCGCCGAAAGTGTGCAACCCTTGGACCTGGTGGAAGATGCGGATGCCGGCACGCCGCCGGCCGATACCACCCCGCGCCCGGTGCTGCTGCGCCGGCGCACATAGGAGATCCCATGTCCTCGGTCGCCGACATCTGCAACATCGGGCTGAGCCTCATCGGCGCGGACGCCACGATCACCTCGATCACGCCTCCTGACGGCAGCGTCGAGGCCGGCCTGTGCGCGCGCTTCTACCCCATCGTCCGCAAGACAGCGCTGGAGGAGGGCACCTTCACCTGGAGCAAGACGCGCGCAGCCCTGGCCACGGTGACCAACCCGAGCACGGTGTGGGCCTACGCCTACGCGCTGCCGGCCGACTGCCTGAGCCCCAAGCGCGTGCTGCAGCAGACCGCCCTGGTCGACTTCCTGGTCTGGCCCTGGGGCACCTTCCTGACCGTCGACGAGCTCAACTTCTGGACCGAGCGCGGCACGGCCGACTTCGAGGTCGAGGACGGCGTGCTGCTCACCAACGAGCCCGAGGCCGTGCTGCTCTACACGCGCGACGTCACCGACACCACCAAGTTCACCGAGCAGTTCTGCCTCTACCTGGCCATGCGCCTGGGCGCCATGCTGGCCGGGCCGATCATCAAGGGTGACGAGGGCCGCAAGACGGCCACGTCGCTGCTCAGCATGGCGGCACGCCAGCGCGCCAGCGCGGCCATGGACGACGCCAACGGCAGCGCCGAACGCGGCGACCATCTACCTCAACACATCCGCTCGCGATGAAGACGCTTCTCCGATCGTTCGCGGGCGGCGAGATCACGCCCGAGCTGTACGGGCGCCTGGACCTTCCGAAGTTCCAGACGGGCCTGGCCACGGCGCTGAACTTCATGGTGCTGCCGCACGGGCCCGCGGCCCGGCGCGCCGGGTTCTTCTTCGTCAACGAGACGAAGGACTCGACGAAGCGCAGCCGACTGATCCCGTTCGTGTTCAGCGCGCTGCAGGCCATCATCCTGGAGTTCGGCGACCTCTACGTGCGCTTCCACGACGGCGATGGCACGCTGCTGGAGACGGCCAAGGCCATCGTCAGCATCGTCGGCAGCACCGTCCGGGTGGCGGGCCACGGCTGGTCGACCGGCGACGATGTGTTCATCGGCACGCGCTTCCACCGCATCACGGTCACCGACGCGAACCACTTCACCACGAAGGACCTCTGGGGCGCGGCCACCGTGCCCAGTGGCACCACCGCGGCCCGGGTCTACACCCTGGTCAGCCCGTTCACTGCGGACCAGGTGCTGGGCCTCACGCACGCGCAGGACAGCGACGTGCTGACCCTGACGACCACCGTGGCGTCGGCCCAGGAGCTCAGCCGCGCCGGCGCGACGTCCTGGTCGTTCAGCACCGTGAGCTTCACGCCCACGCTGGCGGCGCCCACGGGCGTGACGGCCACGGCCACGGTGGCGGTGGCCACGAACCTCACGACGCAGACCTACGTCGTGACGTCGGTGGCCTCCGACCTGGTGACCGAGTCGCTCGCGTCGAGCAGCTCCAGCTGCAGCAACAACCTGAGCCTGGCCGGCAACTTCAACACGATCACCTGGTCGGCCGCCACCGGCGCGTCGCGCTACTACGTCTACAAGCTGCGCGGCGGCATCTACGGCTTCATCGGCCAGACCACGGGCCTCTCGCTCGTCGACGACAACATCGTCGCCGACACCACGCTCAGCCCGCCCGAGGCCAACCTGACGCTGAACGGCGCGGCCGGGGCCTACCCGTCAACCGCGGCGCACTACGAGCGCCGCCGCTGGTTCGCGGGCACGCTCGACAAGCCGCAGACGGTCTGGGCCACGCGCAACGGCACGCTCTCGAACCTCACCAGCTCGATCCCCTCGCGCGACGATGACGGCATGGAGTTCCGCATCGCGGCCACGCAGCAGAACGCCATCCGCCACCTGATCCCGCTGGCCGACATGATCGCGCTGACGGTGGGTGGCGAGTTCCGCATCTACTCGACGGCGGACTCCGCGGTCACGCCCACGTCCATCAGCATCAAGCCCCAGGGCTTCAGCGGCGCGGCCGAGGCCCAGCCCGTGCTGACGCCGCAGTCGGCGCTCTACGTGCAGTACCAGGGGTCGCGCGTGCGCGAGCTCAGCTACGACCCCAACGGCACGGGCTACTACCGCAGCCAGGACGTCAGCCTGCTGGCCACGCACCTGTTCAACGGCTACACGATCTCCGAGCTCGCGTTCACCCGCGCGCCCGAGGCCGTGCTGTGGGCAGTGCGCTCCGACGGCGCGCTGCTGGCCATGACCTACGTGCCCGACCAGCAGGTCTATGGCTGGCACCGGCACACCACCGACGGCACCTTCGAGTCGGTGGCCACCATCCCCGAGGCCGGCGAGGACGTGCTCTACGCCATCGTCAAGCGCACGATCAACGGCCGGGCGGTGCGCTACATCGAGCGGCTGAGGACGCGCTACTTCACGGACCAGGAGGACGCCATCTTCGTCGACAGCGCGCTGACCTACGCCGGCGCGGCCGCCACCACGATCAGCGGCCTGTGGCACCTCGAAGGCAAGACCGTGCAGATCCTGGCCGACGGCGCCGACGTGCCGGAGCAGACGGTCACCGCCGGCGCCATCACGCTGGCCACCGCCGCGGAGAAGGTGCAGGTGGGCCTGCCCTACGTCAGCGACCTGCAGACGCTGCCGCTCGCCGTCGAGGGCGCGCAGGCCGCCGGCCAGGGCACGATGAAGAACGTGAACAAGGTCTTCCTGCGGGTGGTCGACAGCGCGCTGATCAAGGCCGGGCCGACGACGGCGAAGCTGCGCGAGTACCCCGCGCGCCAGGTCTCCGACACGCCCGGCTCCGCACCGGCGCTGCGCACCTTCGAGGCCGCCATGGTCATCGACCCCACCTGGGGCACCGACGGCGCAATGTGCGTGCGCCAGGACCGCCCGCTGCCGCTCACCGTGGCCGCCATCGCGCTGGACGTCACGCTCGGTGGCTGACGTCGTCCTGCGCCCGGCCACGGCCTCCGATGCGAGGACCCTGGCCGTGCACCTGCGGGACATCGACATCGTCGAGTGCGCGGCCGTCGGGCTGACACCCTACGGGGCGCTGCGCCAGGGGCTGGAGGCCTCGGTGCACGCCCGCACCGCCGTGCTCGACGGTGAGCCGATCGCGATGTTCGGCATCGCCCCGCTGGGCGGCCTGCTCAGCACCACCGGCGCCATCTGGCTGCTGGGCACCGAGGCCATGCGTGCGCAGCGCGTGGCACTTATGCGCCTCCCCCTGGGCTACATTGACGGGGCGTTCGAGGCTGGGTTTCAGCACCTGCTGAACTATGTGCACGCCGACAACGTGGTCGCCGTCCGCTGGCTGCGCCGCCTGGGGTTCACCATCCACCCTGCGGGGCCGTTCGGCGTGAGGGGCGAGATGTTCCACCGCTTCGAGATGCACGCCGATGGACACCAGCACCTACATGCGCGAGCGGGTCGAGGCCCTGCTGGCCCAGGCCCGGGCACACCCTGAAGCCCTGGCCACCCCGGAGATCCGGCACTTCAACGTCGGCGGGGTCTACCTGCGCGAGATGTTCATGCGCGCCGGCTCCATGGTCATCGGCAAGCTGCACCTGCGTGACCACGCGGTGCTCATCCTGGGCGACGTCTGGGTCTACGACCAGGCGGGCCTGACGCACTACGAGGGCTACCACACCCTGGAGTGCAAGGCCGGCGTGCAGCGCACCCTGGCCGCAATCACCGACACCTGGGTCACGACCGTGCACAGCAACCTGGTCGGCCTGGACCCCGACGAGTTCGAGCGCGTCGCCGTGACCGAGGACTTCCGCCTGCTCGACGCCATGCGGCCCGCGTCCGCCCTGGAGCACTGATGAGCTACTTCGTCGTCGGCACGATGATCGTGTCCGCGCTGGTGGGCGCGCAAGCCGCGCGCAACCAGGCCACGGCCAATCGGGCCATCGCCAACAACAACGCCAAGGTCGCCGAGATGCAGGCGCAGGACGACCTGAAGCGCGGCGAGGACCAGGCCATGCTGGCGCAGCGCCGCGCGCGGCAGATCGCCAGCGCGCAGCGCGCGGCCTACGCCGCCCGGGGCATCGACGTCAGCGAGGGCACCGCGGCCGACATCATCGATCAGACCGACTTCTTCGGCCAGGTCGACGCCGCGACGGCACGCACGAACGCGCGCAAGGACGCCTGGGCGCACACGGTGGCGCAGAACAACTACGGCATCCAGTCGGCCGCGAACGACCCCAACAACGCCTTCAACACCTCCCTGCTGACCAGCGCGCCCGCGGTGGCCGGGCAGTGGTACCGGACCAAGGGCTGAGCCATGGCTGTCGTCCCCCAGTACGGCGGCCCACAGGTCATCGAGCAGGCGCTGCCCGGCGCACGCTACGACCAGGTCGACGTCACCCGCGAGCAGCGCGCACTGGCGCAAGGCCTGCAGTCGGCGGCCGGTGAGCTCGACCGCTACCAGGAGCGCCAGGACCAGATCGCCGCGTTCAACGCGGAGGCCGCCGTGCGGGCGAAGTGGCTCGACTACGACGGCGAGCTGCGCCGCCAGCGGCAGGGCGAGAAGGCACAGACCTACCCGGACGAGGTCGACACCTGGTGGAAGACCGCGGCCGAGACGGTCGGCCCGGACCTGAGCCCGCGCGCCAGGCAGCTGGTCAGCAAGTCCCTGCGGCAGAGCCAGCTGCAGAGCGTGGCCAACGCCCACAGCTACCGTGAGCAGCAGCTCAACGGCGCGGCCGAGGGTGCCTACCGGGCGTCCAACAGCGCGTCGATCGAGGAGGCCGCGCGCATCGGCACGCCCGACGCCGTGGCCAAGGCCCTGGCCGACATCAAGCAGCGCAGCGCGGCCTACGGGGCGCTGAAGGGCTGGGACGCGGACCAGGTCAGCCAGGACCGGCTGACGAACAGCACGGTGCTGCACGACGCCGTGCTGACACAGTTGGTGCGCCGCGACCCGAAGGCGGCCCAGGCCTACTACGACGAGGTCAACGCGCGCGGCGAGATCAGCGACGCCGGTCGCCGGCAGATCCTGCCCAAGCTGGAGCAGATCGGCGCCGCGGTCGATGGCGCCGCAGCCGCGCAGGAGGTCTGGCAAGCCCTGGGCCCGAAGGCTGACTTCGCGCCGGTGCAGACCGACCAGATGCTGGCGGCCATCGACAAGCGCTTCGGCAACGACCCGACTCGCCGCAATGCTGCGCGCCAGGCCCTGGACGAGCTCGTGCAGGCGCAGCAGACGGCCGAGAAGGAGCGCATGACCGGCAACGTGAACGCGGTCTACGCCCAGCTCAATGCGGGCATGCCGCTGAGCAAGGCTCGCACGAGCGACGCCTGGCAGGCGCTGCCCGCGCACGAGCAGGACCGCATCACCTACGAGCAGGAGCAGCGCCTGCACGCCCGGATCCGCGCACAGGCCGATGAGGCCTCGCGCGATCTGCACCGTCTGCAGGTCCAGGACCACCTGCTGGCCATCCGCAACTGGGATGACTACATGCGCCTGCAGAACCCTGACCTGCTGGCGCGGATGACGCGCGAGGAGGTCATGGCCGCGCAGCGCCTGGTCGGCCGCGAGAAGGCCGACGACCTGCTGAAGAAGTGGGACGCGCTGCAGAAGCCCGGCGGCCTGAGCGAGGCCCGCCTGGACAACGACGAGTTCAACGTCTTCGCGCAGCGCGCGGGGCTGAACCCCAACAAGAAGGGCCTGAGCGAGGAGCAGAAGGGCGTCCTGGTCGAGGCGAAGAACGCGGTCGAGTCGGCCATCCGCCAGGAGCAGGCCGACAAGAAGCGCCAGCTCACCGCGGCCGAGCGCACCGCGGTGATCAACCGCGAATTCAGCCGCGTGGTCATCGTCAACCGCACGCTGCTGCCCAACAAGTCGGTGCCGCTGCTGGCCACGACGCCGGCCGAGCGCGAGCGCCTGGTGCTGCCCGAGGCCGTGCGCGCCCGCGCCGCCGGCCTGATGCAGGAACTGCTGAAGGGCGCCAAGACCGAGGCCGACAAGCAGCGCTACGCGCCCACCCCCGCGAACCTCTCGCGCTTCGTCGCCGAGAACCCGGAGCTCCTCGATGGCCGGTGAACTGACGCCCGAAGACCAGGCCCTGCTCGACAAGATCCGGGGCCGCCAGGCGCTGGATGGCGCCGCGGTGCGCGCCACCGCGCAGCAGGCCGACCAGTTCCAGGGCGACACCTTTGCGGCGCAGCGTCGCGTGGCTGGCCGCCTGGGCCTGCCGGTGGAGGCCGTGGTCAACACCTGGCCCGAGTCGCGCCTGGAGGACAAGGCCAACAGCGCGGCGCAGGTGGCCGGCAAGCACCCGGTGCTGCAGCAGCGCATGCTCGACCCGGACTTCGCCCGCCTGGTGCACGACGACACCGACGCGCTGGGTGCGTTCGTGGACGGTGCGAGCGCGGTGGCGAAGTACCTCACCAGCCACCCCAGCGCCAAGAACACCCTGGCCGGCGATGTCGGTGCGGGCGTGTTCGGCGCGTCGCGCGGCGCGGCCGGCGTGGGCCAGGCAGCGGCCGAACTGGCCGCGCCGCTGCTCGACCCCCTGGAGCGCTACCCTGGCCTGGGCGGCAACCCGCTGCGCCGCCTGGCCGAGGGCTTCGCCATGCAGGGCGCCGCCGCGGACGCGCAGCGCAAGGCACTGAGCCCCGCGCAGCCAGGCGTCGTGGCCGGCGGCGTCAGTTCGGGCGTGCAGTCCCTGACCCAGAACCTGCTGACGCTCCCCCTGGCCTTCCTGCCCGGCGGGCAGGCCGCCGCGCTGGCCGGCATGTCCGCGCAGACCGGCGGCGATGCCTACCAGCAGGGGCGCGAGCAGGGCATGCCGATGAGCCAGGCGCTGCCCTTTGCGGCGTCGCAGGCGGCCATCGAGTACGCCACCGAGGTCATCCCCCTGGCCACGCTGCTGAAGAACCTGAAGGGTGGCACCTCGCTCGTGCGCACCGCGCTCACGGACGCCGCGCAGGAGATCCCCGGCGAACAAGTGGCGACCCTGCTGCAAGACCTCAACGAGTGGGCTGTCCTGCCGGAGAACAAGGACAAGCCCTTCTCGGCCTACCTCGAAGAACGGCCCAGCGCGGCAGCGCAAACGCTGATCGCCACGCTGATCGGCGTGGGCGGCAACGTGGCTGTCGGCCACGGCCTGACGCATGTGCTGGGTGCCGCCGCGATCGACGCGGAGAAGGCCCACCGCGCGGAGAACAGCGCGGCCACGCTCACCGAGCTCATGAAGCTGCAGGCGGCCATGAAGCTGCACGAGCGGGCGCCTGACGTGTCGGGCGGGCTCATGCAGGCCCTGGCCGAGGGCACCGACGGCGCGCCCACCGAGGTGCGTTTCGACGCGCGCACGCTGGTCGACGCGCTGCAGCAGGCCGGCGTCGAGCCTGCGCAGATCGCCCGCGTGCTGCCCACCGCGGCGGCCGGCCTGGTCGAAGCTGTCGCCGCCGGCGGTGAAGTGACCGTGCCCGTCGGCGAGTTCAGCCAGCTGGCCGGCACGCCGCTGGAGCAGGTGCTGCTCCAGCACGCGCGCATCGGCGACAACGAGCTCAGCCAGGCCGAGGCCAAGGAGGCCAGCAGCAAGGCCTCGGCCGACGTGCAGGCCAAGGCCGAGGAGGTGCTGGCCCAGGCCTCGCAGGACGACGCCGCGCGCGCCAGCGCTGAGGCCGTGCGCCAGCGGGTGTTCGACGAGCTGCAGAAGGCGGGCCGCTTCACCGCCGACGTCAACACGGCCTACGCCGCGCTGCACGCCGCGTTCTTCGCGACCATGGCGCAGCGCACCGGCACGACGGCCGAGGAGCTGTTCAACCGGCACGCCCTGAAGGTGCAGGCCACCAGCCCCGTGGGCGAGGCCTACAGGGATGCGGGCCTGCCCGGCGCCATCAACGTCGAGGGCTACCACTTCAGCAAGCAGGACCGCACGCTGTTGTCGACCAGCTTCTTCGGCACCGGGCTGAAGGGCAGCGCGCGCGACGAGATCATGGCCCACCCGGATGCGCGCCTGCGCGAGCGGCTGAGCTTCTACTTCGACAAGGGCACCGGCGTGCGGCCGGAGGCCGGCGTCGGGGCGCGCGCCCACCGCGTGCAGCTCACGGGCGTCTACGACGCCGACGCTGACCCGCTGAAGCTGCGCACCGGCGACGCCCGGGCTTTCGAGAGCAAGTTGTTGGACCTGGGCTACCGGGGCTACGCCACGCGCCTGGAGGGCACGCAGCCCGGCCAGGTCATCATGCTGGGTCGGCAGACCTTCCAGCCCGAGCTGCTGGGCGCGCAGTCGCAGATCGAGGCGGGACAGAAGGTCGAGCCGCTGCCGGCCGCCGAGGCCACCTGGACGACGCAGGCCGCGGGCCAGCCCGAGCACCTGCAGGCCAAGCTGCAGCGCATGCAGGCCAGCCCGGCCTGGGCCAACTACGACCTGCGTATCGCGGGTGGTGAGCTGCAGTCGCGGCCCAAGCAGGCGGCCCCGCTGGAGCAGTCGCGCGTCAAGGACATGACGCCGGCGGTGCGCAAACTGCTGAAGAACCTGACGCCGACCGAGCAGCGCAAGATCACCGACGCCACCGCGGCCAAGGTCATCGCGCAACTGCAGTCGCTGCCGTCGGCCAAGGAGATGGCGGCGGTGGCCCTGGGCGGCCAGGCCAAGCGCGGCTGGTACAAGGCCTCGGCCGAGACCATCAGCGCCGTCTTCGGACCCGACGGCCCACGCTTCGCCGCGCTGCTGGCCGCCACCAGCCCGCAGTGCTCGGTCGAGACCAACCTGCTCAACGCGCTGAACATCTGGAAGAACTGGACCGAGCAGGGTCGACCGACCGATCGCGAGGCCATCATCGACGTGATGGGCCAGAGCGTGCAGGGCGGGCGCGGCCGGGCCAGCGTGCTGGACGCCTGGATCAACAACTCGGTGCGTGCGCTGACCGAAGAGAACCCGGCCGGCGCGGCCACGTCGCGCGTGATGCTGTCGGGCCCCAAGGTCAACAGCTTCTTCCTGAACCTCATCGGCGTGGCCGGCGAGGTGACGAACGACGCCTGGATGGCCAACTACGCGCTGATCGACCAGGTCATGTTCGCCGGCTCGATGAACGTGCTGGGCACCGACCCCGGCAAGGGCTCGGGCTACCTGGCCATGTCAGCCCGCACGCGCGAGGCGGCGGCCTACCTGACGAAGGTGACCGGCGACACCTGGACGCCGGCCGAGGTGCAGGAGACGGTGTGGTCGTGGGCCAAGACCCTCTACGAGCTGCAGGTCGGCGACATGACCGCCACCCGTGCGCTGCAGGAGGGCAAGCTTACCGACGACCTGATCAACGCCACCCCGGACTTCAGCTCGCTGTTCAACGACCCCACCTACGGGGCCATCCTCAAGGAGGCCGGCTATGCCGACAAGCTCGACGCCCTCGCAAGCGCTCAGCGACCTGATGCAGGCGTCGCTGACGAAGCAACCCAGCCTGGCGGAGAAGCAGCTGCGTTTGATCCAGAGGCTCAGCGCAAGCTCCAGCTCCAGGCCGCCCGGCGCCTCGAACGGCTCCGCGCCCAGCGCGCCGCCGGCAGCTACGAGCAAGGGGGCCTGAATGGAAACCGAGGACCAGGGGCTCCGGGCGGAAGCCTTGCGCCGCTTGCGGGCGCGCCGACTGTGGCAGGGGCCAGCGGCCCCGACCCGCGGCTCGTCGCCGTCGCCGAGCAGTACGCCGCCGAGCGCGGCATCGCCCTCCGCCGCCAGGACCGCTACGTCGAAGTAGACCCGGTGCGCGCCGCGCGCATCGCGCAGGCCTACGCCGACATGCCCAACGAGCCCGACAACCCGGCGGTCAAGGAGGCCTACGAGAACCTGATCCGGCAGACGCTGGACCAGTACCACGCGCTGCAGGCCGCGGGCTACGTGTTCTACCTGCACGACGAGACGAACGACCCCTACGCCGGCAACCCGTGGAACGCCATGCGCGACCTGCGGGCCAACCAGCGCATGGGCGTGTTCGCCACCGAGGCTGGCTTCGGCGTGGGAGCCGAGCTCAACGTGGGCCTGGCCGATCCGGCCGGCGGCCCGCAGCTCGATCCCGCCGCGGTGATCCAGGCGATCCGCGATGCCGGCGGCGAGGTCGAGGCCAACGCCGTGCACACCTCGGACACCGAGCCGACGGTCGTGGTGAAGCTCAAGGCGCCGCTGACACCCGAGCAGGGCGACGCGCTGTCCAAGGCCCTGGGCCAGGAGGCCATCGCGCAGCGCCTGGACAACGGCACGGGCGACCTCTTCGGCCCGAAGGCCGAGGCCTGGGGCCCCTACAACCCGGACTACTTCCTGCGCCTGGACGGCGCCAAGGCCTCGGACAAGGTCAACCCGCTGCTGGCTGACACCGGCATCGAGTGGGGCTTCGGCTCACCCGATGGCCCGAAGCGCCGCGTGCTGGCCAACGACCTCTTCCGTGCGGTGCACGACGCCTTCGGCCATGGCCTGGAGGGCGCAGGCTTCCGCGCCCAGGGCGAGGAGAACGCATGGCAGGCCCACGTCCGCCTGTTCACCGGCAGCGCGGTGGGCGCCATCACCAGCGAGACCCGCGGCCAGAACAGCTGGCTGAACTACGGTCCGCACGGCGCGGCCAACCAGACAGCCAAGGTCGAGGACACGGTCTTCGCCGAGCAGAAGACCGGGCTCATGCCCGAGTGGACCTGGACCGAGGGCCGAGCTGGCGACATGGACTCGCTGGCGCAGACCGCCTACCACGGCACGCCACACCGCGGCATCGACAAGTTCAGCGCCGACAAGATCGGCACGGGCGAGGGTCACCAGGCCTTTGGTTGGGGGCTCTACTTTGCGGGCAAGAGGGAGATCGCGGAGCACTACCGGCAGAAGCTGACCAACCACAACCCGCACGCCCTGGTGTTCGATGGCAAGACCTACAACGGCATGCTGGGCGCCGACGCCGTGCGGTTCGCGCGCGACGTGGCTGGCAAGGATGGCCTGAGCAAGGCGGCGACCGATGTCCTGGCCGCGCTCGTCATGAAGCACAAGGGCGACATGCTGGCCGCCAATGACGACATCAGTGCCAACATCATCGTGGCCGAGGACGAGCCAGCGCCGGCGAAGGAGTGGACCGAGCTGTACGGCTGGATCCAGTCTCACGACGAGGCGTTCAACCCGCCGGATGGTGGGCAGGTCTACGAAGTCGACATCCCCGGCGACGACGAGATGCTCCACTGGGACAAGCCGCTGAGCGAGCAGCCCGGGGTTGCCCGCAAGGCGGCCGATTCGTTGCTCGACCGGATGCCCGCTGACTGGCTCGAAGACGTGCTCGACAGGCTCAACGTCGAGCGCGATGAGCTGACCGGCCAGGACATGCTCAAGGTCGTTAAGCGTGCTCTGATGGACGATGCCCTGATCCCCGAGAGGGAAGCCGAGCAGGCGGCAATCGACGGAGACCTGGCGAAGGCGGCCTCGCTGGTGATGATGGACGCCGGCATCCGCGGCATCAGCTACCCCGTGGGGTCCCTGAGCGGTAAGGCCGACAGCTCCGCGCGCAACTACGTGGTCTTCAGCGGCGATGACGTGGCGATCAGGAACCAGTTCTACCAGGTGAGCGCCGAATCGCCGCGCGCCCTCTTCACGCCAGGCACCAACGCCATCACGTTGCTGCAGGGCGCTGACCTGAGCAGCTTCCTGCACGAGTCCGGGCACTTCTTCCTGGAGGTGCTCACCGACATCGGCTCGCGCACCGACGCGCCGGCTGACGTGGCGCGCGACGTCGACACGCTGATGACGTGGTTCGGCACGACGCTGCCCGAGTGGCAGCAGCTGAGCGTCAGCCAGAAGCGCAAGCACCACGAGCGCTTCGCGGAGAGCTTCGAGCAGTACCTGCTGGAGGGCAAGGCACCGAGCACCGAGCTGCGCCCGGTGTTCCGCCGCTTCCGCGCCTGGATGCTCAACGTCTACCGCTCGCTGAAGGACTTCCTGGACGGGCGCAAGGCCACGCCGGGCGGCGCGCCCGACGGCCTGGGCCTGAGCGACGAGGTGCGTGCGGTGTTCGACCGCATGCTGGCCGTCGACGCGGCCATCAAGGAGGCCGAGGCCACGCAGCACCTGGTGCCCGCGTTCCGCGAGAAGCCCGCCGGCATGACCGACGTGGCCTGGCAGGCCTACCAGGCGCAGGCTGAAGCGGTCGAGGAGGGCGCCGTCGACAAGCTGCAGGCGCGCAGCCTGCGCGATCTGCGCTGGCTGGCCAACGCCCGCAGCCGGCGGATCAAGGAGATGCAGGCCCAGGTGAAGGATCAGCGCAAGGCGGTGATGGCAGAGGTGGCCGCCGAGGTCGACGCCATGCCTGTCTACCAGGCCATGCGTTGGTTGCGCAAGGGCGAGATGACCACCGCCGACGGCGAGGAGGTGAAGGCCGAGAAGGGCTTCCGCCTCAGCACTTCGGCGCTGGCCGAGATGTACCCGGACACCGCGCTGGACAACCCGGACCTGGGCAAGCTCAAAGGGCTGACCGCGGCCAACGGCCTGCACCCCGACGTCGTGGCCGGCATGTTCGGCTACACCTCGGGCGACCAGCTCGTGCGCACGATCATCGACGCCGAGCCGCGCACCAGCGTGATCGAAGGCATGACAGACCAGCGCATGCTGGAGCGCCACGGCGATGTGTCCTCGCCCGAGGGCCTGGCCCGTGCGGTCGACGAGGCCCTGCACGACGAGGCGCGCGGCCGCTTCCTGGCCACCGAGCTCGCCGCGCTGCGCGACGGCGTGGCCAGCCCGAAGCTCACCTCGGCCGTCGACAGTGCGGTGGCCAAGGCCGACCGCGCGCGCTCGGCCGCCGGGCGCAAGGTCGCCGGCCCGACGCCGCGCGTCCTGGCCAAGGCTGCCCGCGAGTTCGGCCGACAGCTGGCTGGCCGGCGCAAGGTGCGCGAGCTGAAGCCTGGCCTGCACGCCGCCGCGGAGACGCGCGCAGCCAAGGCCGCGGAGAAGGCCCTGGCGGCCGGCGACATGGCCGCAGCGGCCCAGGCCAAGCAGGACCAGCTGCTGCAGCACTACGCGAACAAGGCCTCGGCCGAGGCGCTGGACCAGGTCGAGCGCGGCCGCGAGTACCTGAAAAAGTTCGACAAGGCCGTGCTCAAGGGCCTGGACCAGGAGTACACGGACCAGATCCACAAGCTGCTGGAGCGGGTCGACCTGCGCAAGCAGTCCAACACGGCGCTGGACCGGCGCGCGAAGCTGGCGGCGTGGATTGCCGAGCAGGAAGACCTGGGCATCGAGCCCGACATCCCGGACTACCTGCTCGAAGACGCGCAGCTCACCAGCTACCGTGACATGACCGTCGAGCAGTTCCTCGGCCTGCTGGACACGGTGCGCCAGATCGAGCACCTGGGCCGGCTGAAGAACAAGCTGCTGACCGCGCAGGACCAGCGCGAGTTCGCCACCATCGTGCAGACCATCGTCGACGGCATCGTGGCCCACGCAGGCAACCGCAAGGGCATCACGCGCACGCCGGCCGACACCTTGGGCCGCGCGCTCAAGGGTCTGCGCAACTTCGGCGCGGCGCACATCAAGGTGGCCACCTGGGCCCGCATCATGGACGGCGGCAAGGACGGCGGCCCGGTGTGGGAATACTTCGTGCGCAACGCCAACGAGCGCGGCGACTGGGAGACCGAGCGCATCGCCAAGGCCACGGCCGACCTCACCTCGATCATGCAGCCGCTGCTCGACGCGGCGAAGCTCGGCGGCAAGGGCACCTGGTTCCCGTCGATCGGGTCCAGCCTGAACAAGGAGCAGGTGCTGGCCATCGCGCTCAACACCGGCAACGACGGCAACCTGCAGCGCCTGCTGGGCGGTGAGGGCTGGACGCTGGACCAGCTGCAGCCCGTGCTGGCCACGCTCACGCCGGCCGACTGGAAGGCCGTGCAGTCCATCTGGGACTACTTCGAGACCTTCCGCCCGGAGATCGGCGCGAAGGAAAAGCGGGTCTTCGGCAAGGAGCCTGAGTGGATCGAGCCCGGCTCGCCGGTCACCGACGCCCAGGGCCTGCGCGGCGGCTACTACCCGATCAAGTACGACCCGTCGGCCAGCGGCAAGGCCGAGCAGCATGCCAGCGCCGAGGAGGCCAAGGCCCAGCTCAAGGGCGCCTACAACGCGGCCACCACGCGGCGCAGCTTCACCAAGTCCCGCGCCGAGGAGGTGGTCGGCCGGCCGCTGCTCTACACCCTGGCCGGCGTCTACACCGGCGTGCAGGACGTGATCCACGACCTGGCCTGGCACGAGTGGCTGATCGACACGAACAGGCTGCTGCGCAACCAGGCGATCGACTCCACGATCCGCAAGCGCTACGGGCCCGAGGTGGTCGGCCAGTTCAAGTCCTGGCGCGATGACATCGCCGCGGGCAACCAGGGCGCCAACAGCGCGCTGGAGATGGCCCTGGGCCGCCTGCGCCAGTCGGTCAGCGTGGCGGGCCTGGGCTTCAACGTGGTGTCAGCGCTGATGCAGCCGCTGGGCCTTACGCAGTCGATCGTGCGCATCGGTGCCAAGTGGGTCGGCAAGGGCGTCATGCAGTCGCTCGCCAGCCCGCTCGGCGCGGCGCGCAAGACGAACGAGATGTCGAGCTTCATGCGCAGCCGCAGCCGCACCCGCCTGCGTGAGCTCAACGAGCTGCGCAACCGGGTGCAGGGCCAGAGCGGTGTGAAGCGCGCGATCAGCGAGAATGCCTACCGCATGATGATGGCCTTCCAGCAGCTGGTCGATGTGCCGACCTGGCTGGGGGCCTACGAGAAGGCGGTGGCCGACGGCAACGACGACAAGCGCGCGGTGGCCCTGGCCGACCAGGCGGTGATCGACGCGCAGGGCGGTGGCCAGGCCAAGGACCTCGCCGCCATCGAGCGCGGCGGCCCGGCGCTGAAGCTGTTCACGACCTTCTACAGCTTCATGAACACCGCGGCGAACCTGGGCGCGGCACGGGCCATGACGTCGGAGCGGACGGCTGCTGGCCGGGCGAAGCTCGCGGCCGACATGCTGCTGCTCTACACCGTGCCGGCCGTGCTGGGTGCGCTGCTGAAGGACGCGATCACGCCGGGCGATTCGGGCAACGATGACTGGGAGAAGCTGGCACGCAAGCTGCTGGCCGAGCAGTTGTCCTTCCTGATGGGTCTCTTCGTCGTGGGGCGCGAGTTCGGGCAGGTGGCCACAACGGTTACCGGCGCGGGCCAGCCGCGCGACTACGCCGGCCCGCCCGGCCTGCGCGCCATCGGGGATGCCTACAAGTTCAGCACCCAGGCGGCCCAGGGCGAGTTCGACGACAGCTTCCGCAAGGCGGCCATCAACCTGCTGGGCGACATCTTCGGTCTGCCCAGCGCGCAGCTCAATCGCTCGATCACCGGCACGCAAGCCCTGGTGGAAGGGCAGACGCAGAACCCGGCAGCCGTGTTGCTGGGCTACCAGGAACCCCGATAATCTCGGCAGGAGCCAGACATGACCGTCCCCAGCACTTCGCGCCGCGCCGGCCCCTTCACCGGGACGGGCGCGCTCGTCAGCTACCCCTTCACCTTCAAGGTGACCGACGCGACCGAGCTGCGCGTCGTCGTGGCCGACACGTCGGACGTCGAGTCCACCCTGGTGCTCAACAGCAGCTTCCTGGTCACCCTGAACGGGGACCAGGAGACTTCGCCCGGCGGCTCGGTGCAGTACGCCGTGGGCGGCGTGGCCACCGCGCTGCCGTCGGGCTACGCCCTGGTCGTGACCGGGGAGAACGTGGCCTACGGTCAGGCCTCGGACCTGCCCACCGGCGGCGCGTTCTCCCCCACGGTCTACGAGAACGCGCTGGACCAGCTGGCCAAGCAGATCATGACCCTGCGCGACCAGCTCGGGCGCGCGGTGATGCTGGCCGACACCACCGCCGGCGTGGACCCGTCGCTGCCCGTGCCGGCCGCGAGCGAGCTGCTGGGCTGGAGCGTCGACGGCGCATCGCTCGTGAACTACGCACCGACCGCTGGCGCCGGGGTGGCGCTGGCCGACCTCGCCAGCACGGCCATCGGCAAGGGCGCTTCGCTGGTTGGCTACTCCGGCGCCGTCAACTACGTTGCAGGTACGTTCGGCGGGCACCGCATAGGCACGGTCTGCCCGCATGACTTCCCGTGGCTGGCAGATCGCAGCGGCGCTGCTGAAACTTTGGCAGGTGGAACAGGTCTAGCTGCCTGTATCGCCTTCGCCAAGGCCAACAATTACGGCATCGAGTTTGCGCCCGGCACGTATAAGCACAGCGCCCCGATGACCATCGATTGGGACCATGCGCGGGTGACGTTCCGGGGCCGGGTAACGCTACGGTACACAGGCGGCGCTACGGCTGCGGCGTGGATTATCGATGGCGGGGTGGCGCCTGGCCTGCGCTGGGATGTGGAGTTTGGGCGCGGAAACAAGCCGATCATTGAGGCGCCACTTGCCACGGCAGCACTGTGGTCGCGCTCTATGCACCACGGGTATGTGGGGTTCACTTGCACGGCCGCCGCGACCACTGCGCTGCAAGTCAATTTCGCAGTGGCAACGCGCTTTTCGGTGACGACATCTGTCAACGAGGCCCCATGGGTGACGCGCCCTGTCAACGCCATGAAACTGGACGCGCGCAACGTTTCGCCGTCAGTCGAGGGTGTGGCCGACTGCATCTTCGATAACTGCATCATCGAGGGTGTGAGCGGCGACGGGGTTGTTTCAACGTTCGGCCAGAACTGCCTTTTTTTGGGCGGCACAAGC